CGACTTTGTCTCCATTGAAGTCTTCGGATTCGGTCTTGCTTCCTTCATCGTATCCCCAGCTTTTTGGGCTTTCTTTGGATCCTTCAGATTGAGTGTCTTTTTCGTTATGATGTACATTCTCTCCTGAGCTTAATAATTTAAATTCTTCTTCTGAGAGTTTGCCTTCATCAAATAATCGATTAAGTTTATTAAAGCTGATTTTGCCTGGTGGAGCCTTCTCATTCCTTTTTGGTTTTGCTTCTGTCTTCGCTTCAGGCTTCTCTTTTGGTGTTGATTCTTTTCCACCAGCTCCTTCTTCGTAGTATTTTCCACCACGAGCTCCTTGCTGGACTTTGGCTCCTTGAGGTGCTGTTTGTCCTGGTGCAAGATAAGTCTTACCTTTCTCTATTGTTGCTGATTTCGGCATTTAGTTGACGGACTTGACAAACTCGTCAGGCCATCCCTTGTTGGTATAAGTGTATTTTGTTCTTTTGTTTTTGGACATCTTGTATCCTCCTTTTTCTTCGAATGATTCGTCAATATCTTTTAAAAAATCTATTGCCCATTCCTTCTTAATATCTGCTTTTCTAATGTGACATTTCTTAATGTCTGCTTTCTCAATTGATTTGAGCTTAGTATAGTATTCCTTGTCTTCCCAAAGATGGTCCATGGCAATCTCTTGTGCTACCTTGTCATCATCTGTATGTTCTCGTTCTACTTTTATTCCTTGGGCGAGTAGTGTTGTTATCTCGTCTTCGGTTGATTTGTATTTGGTTTCGAGGTCCTTGATAGTTTTGCCTTCGGCAATTCCTCCTGGTACCATCTCTTTTTTGATTTTCTTCTCTTCAATTAATCCACTGCCATCTGCTTTTCCTTCTCCTGGACCTTCTCCAGCACCATGTGGTCCTGTCTTGTCTGGGACATGTCCTCCTGGACCGACTTCCTTCTGAACTTCTTCTTCATTAGATTCTTGATCCTTTGGCTTCATGAATTTCTTCTCTGTTTTGTGCATAATGAATCCACAGATTCTTGTTGCTGCATCTTCATTGTGGCCCTTCTCTTTTTGTGCTAATGTGCACGCTTCGAAGTTTTCAAATCCTGCGAATGGCTTCTCGATTTCTCCTGAATATCCTTTTTGTAAATCTTTAAGGAGCTTCTCAGAGTCTTCTTCTTTTAGTGATTTAGCCATATAATTAAGTGAGATTGTGTTGGATAGTTGGTTTGCTGGTGCATCTACTGGACTGACTTCGTACAGTTCGATTGCTTTATGATATTTACCCATCTCTCCTGTGTCTCCATCCTTTTTCATTGTTGGAGCTGATAAGGATCTACCACCGATACTTAGTCCGGTTCGCTTTCCATCTTTGATTTCATTCCAGACATTGTCATCGATACTGTAATCTTTGAATACTTGATAATCCAGAACGATTCCTTGTTTGCCTGTTGCTGGGTGTTCTTTCTCTTGCCAGTTCAGTCCTTTCCCTATTGGTCTGTTGGTGTGCTGGTCAATCATTGTTGCTCCTCTTTTGAACCATGTGTTCAGGACTTTCTTGATTGCAGACACCGGTATGATGTCTCCCTGCTTGTCTTTGATTTCTACGGACATCCAGCTTCTTACCAGTCTGTCATCTTCGTTGAGAATTTCGTCTTTTGGGAATTGTTTTGGTTTTCCTGTTTTTATTATTTCGTTTAAGAAGTTCATTTTGCACCCTGTAATCTTTCAAGTTTCTCATCAAGTTGGTCTATTTTTTTCTCGATGTTTTCCAGCTTGGTTATGATCATCACATCTGTTGTTTCACATTGTTGAAGGTCATCCTTCATTTCTTTTATGGTTTCTGTGTGGAGTGGTCCTGCTATGTCCCACTCTTTTTGCAGGGAATCTACATTGTTTTTTAATGTCGTTCCTACTGCGACAACGGATGCCACCGAGCTTATCACTGTTATTCCGATTATTATCACTGCTAAGAACCAACCTGGTATGGTTAAGTTCCCATTTCCATCTCCCTTCATTATATTGTTTGCCTCCTTTCTTATCCCATGTAATCTAATATTTAAATATTTGGTTATTCCATTGTGATTTTGACCATCTTGAATTGCTGTGCTGTTGCATCTACTGCCGGTCTTACAAAGGGATGAGGGTCCATTCCGTATTTTCTGATTTTCCATGCTATCCTGTCTGCAAATCTCCGAGATTCTTTTTCTCCTCGTTTGCCAAGTTTTCTTTTTACCCATTGCTGGATTGATTGTACGCCTTTTTCGCTTACTGCGTGTGGTGGTGTTCCGTATTCTACCCATGAAGAATGTATTGCGTCATATCGTATAGCCAGAACTGTTCCACTTTCCCAGTAAGGTGGGACTCCACTTAATAGAATTAAACTCTGATCGGTTATTTTTGTTGGTTTTGGATGTCGTTTCTGGGGATTGTTTTTGTCTCCCCATGGCATTGGTTCAATAAGGTTCTCTTGACTCTTCGTGAATATAGTTTGAGCTATGTCCATTGCGAGTTCTCTAAACTCCTCATTTGACTTCAAGTCTCTTTCAAGTTCGATAAATTGTTTCATTTATTATTTTTTATCTACTTCTGCTTCATTTATTTTGTTTCGTATTGCAATAAGTATATCTGAAATACCTGATTGCATTGGCAATTGTGCTTCTTCATATTTTGATTTTAGCCATTTAAAAGTATCATCTTCAATTACAGCTATACCATCTTTTGCACTCATTAAACAGTTACTTACCTTGACGAACTTACCATGCTCTTCCATTGAAGGATTCACTGTAGGTTGTAGTCCATTCTGTCCAAGTTTTGGTTTAACACATGCGTTTTGGATAGCTTTCTTTATCCATATTTTTGCAAGTTCTACTGGTTCTGTTATTGCGTCTTTATGTATTTCTTTTTCTTTTGCTAATTGTTCTGATACTTCTTTGTTCAATTCTAGATTCATGTTTAGTCTTTTCATTTTTCTTGCCTCGTTTATGTCATTTCAGTGGTCTTAATTGTTCCACCATGATTGTAACAAATATATAATTTACTATCATCTGTATCAGTCCAGAAACAAAACAAATCAGCTGGTAAATCTGTTGTTGTTGGTTCTGCTGCTTGATTAAATGTTTTAATACCTAATCTACCCTCTTTATCCCAAGTATGGAACGTACCTGTAGTTGTAACTTTTATTGTACTTTCAGTTGGAGGTGTAGCAACATTATTTCTTGTTCTTGTTATTTTAATCCAATAATAATCTGTACTTCCTGCAACTGCGCCACCTGTTACTTCGTTTACTGTTTTCATAGCCCAAGAAGTTAAATTATCACTATCAAACCTCATAGTTCCACTATTCTGTAATCCTGCAGTATCATCTGATGGTGTGAATGTTGTCCAACTATCATCTTCTATCACATATTCAAATGTTGGAGCTATTGTTGTACTTGAATTTACAGATAATATTACATTAACTTGGTCAAATTTTGTTAATGAACCTATTAAAACTTCATCATTATCTCCAGTAAACATCTGAACATTTGTTCCTGTTGAACCAAAAGCTGTAGTAACATCTGTATATGTTGTTGTACTTAAATCGTAAGTAAACGCTGAAACTATTGCTGCTGCTGTACCTAAATGTTGATGAATTACATCTACACCTGGTCCTGAACCCACTGCTACTGTTTCCATATCAGTATTTGCCGTATCAGTTACAGCTACATCTATTCCATGTAAATCTCCACCAGTTGCACCTGAATTATTAATAATCATATTAATGCCTTGTCCAGTTATTCCAGCTACATAAGCTGTAGCATCATAATTAAGACAATATCCTGATACGCCACCATAAGTATGTGCGTCTATATCCATATCAAATCCACAATGTCCATTAATTCCTGCTGTTACAACTGCATGTATTGAATGGTCATTAGCGCCATAAGGTGAGTTTATTTTAAATGACGCATCTTGATTTTCTCCCACACTAGCATGAATATCTCCATTATCACCAACAAAGAAATTAGGTTGAGGATAGATAATAAAACTCATAGCTGATGAGTCAGAAACTGCAGTTCCACCTGCTGTAGCGAAACTTATTACAATAGTTGTCCCACTTGGTACTGCTACTATCTCTCCTGTTGCACCTGTAAAACTTGGAGTTGAACTGATAATTTTAATAAACTGTCCTATATAAGCAGAAGTAAAACTTGCATGAGAATCTGTAAGTGTTTGTGTAGATGCTACTAATGAGGCATCGCCATTCGATGCATTTGTATAAGTAGTTACTAAAGCATTATCCCCTACCTCTAATCCTGCACCAAAAGCAACTGCTTCTGAATATAAACCTTCCATAGCTTTAATTCCACTTGTTGCATAAATATCTCCTGTTCCTCTAAATCCTGCGGAAGGAGATGATGTTCCTACTGATATATTAGTTGAACCAATTACTTGTCCATTAAGTAAAATATTACCAATACTTCCCGCAGAACCAGTACCAAAAGGAATACCAGCAATACCTGGATTAAAGATTATATCTCCTCCATCACCACCATCATAATTACCTTCTGTTGCAATTCCTCCACCTGTAGCTTCAAATATTGTATCTCCACCATCAGCAGATGCGCCACCTCCACGTGCTGTGCTTGCTATAAATTGACATACTGAAGGACTATCAACAACTCCACCAGTATCACCTTGAACATATACTTTTATTCCTGCGTGTGCTCCATTATCACCAATGACTGTTCCCCCACCATCTTCTTGTAAATATAATACACCTGCATCACCCCCATAAACTGTTCCTTTAATATGGACTTCTCCTAAATCGTTTGTTGCAGAATTTTGTGATTGTATAGTTATGTTACCAGCAGTAGCTCCACCAGCACCTGTTTTTATAGTAATAGCACCGCAAGTATCACCTGTTCCTGTTAATAAATTAATGTTACCTGCAAGACCTGGACCTACTGTTCCACCGTTACCTGATGTAATATTAACATCTCCACCATCATAAGCACTACCGCCAGGACTACTTTCTCCACCATTACCTGTAGTGATATTAATATCATCTGCATCTAAGTTTGCTGCTGCGTTAGCTGTATAAATATCATCATCATTAATATATATTTTATCAACAAGTAAACTTCCAAAAGTTCCTGTTCCTGTTGTTGTTAAATCTCCATCAGAATCAATACTCAAAGGAGAACCATATCCAAATAAAGTTGATTGAGTATCTGCCGAACCAATTAATACAAATCCGTCAACACCATCAACTCCTCCAGCAAATTTAAGTCCCTTTGCTCCTCCATTAATAATAGCATTACCACCATCTCCACCATTAACATCAACAAGTGGAGGATTACCACTTCCACCTGCTCCACCTGCCCAAGTGAAATCTCCTCCATCATAAGCAGTTACTGCTCCACCACCGCCTGCACCATTGCCACCGCCTTGATTACCAGCAAAAGAAAAATCTACTCCGTCATTACCTCCCGACCCACCAGGTGCTTGTTCAGAAGAATAATTACCGTTTGCATCTATTTGAAATAATTTATCTGCTCCACTAAAAGAACCATCTGTTGTATCAATAATAAATTGTCCTGTTGAAGCCGAAGCACCTAAACTTGGAGGTACATCTGTGAAATTGTATTTGCTATCAAAACCAAGCCAGATATATCCTACTTTTGTTTGACCTGTTGGCCCTGGCGATTCCATAATTAAACTTCCACCTTGAGTGCTTGGCCCACTTCCAACTTGTGACCTAACTCTCATTTCTCCTGCAGGGTTAGTTAATCCAAGACCTACATTTACTTTTGCAAATTTTCCTTCGCCTGTTGTTGTTAAATCTCCACTTCCAAAATCATAATCCCCTGTAGAAGTATCTCCTGTGTTAAGCATATAATCTGAGTGGGCTTGGGTGTTATCTGATATATGTGAGTTGGTTGCTGTACTACTTCCTCCGTTCCAAGTTACTGTTCCTGTTGTTGTTAAATTCCCGTCAATAGCAATAGTGTCCATACTATGGAAATTCAAAGTATCATCATTTCCACTATATTGCATAACACAAGTAGCCACAGTTCCTCCTCCATCGCTATCTTCATCATAAAATACGTATCCAGGGTCTACTGTTCCTGTTTTTCCTCTTAAATAATTTAATCCATATAAAGAAACGGCTCCCGTACTTCCTTTAATCTCTGGCATATTAAATCCACCACCAAAGAAACCATACTCCTTAACGGTCATATTCGTATTTGCTAAGGTGATTGTTGTTTCACCAGCTCCGAGAGTTCCTGTTGTTGTTAAATTCCCAGAACCAAAATCCCAGTTACCAGACATTGAACCGTCAGTAATTGTATTTGTTCCTAAATCTATAGTTCCATTTAATGTTAAATTAGTTACATTTGTAATTGCATTAGTACCCATATTTAAATCGCCAGTCATTGGAGAATTAGAACCGTCAAGTCTGAGATATGTTGCTTCAAGTACGCTTTTAGTTATTCCTGTTGTAACTCTTATCACTTAGCTGCACCTGCTATATATTTCTGATCTACTGTATCTGAAACTACATATATGGCGTTAGTTGTATCTTTGTAATCTATTATAAATGTTGCACCTACATCAAGTACATGTATAGCGTTTGCTCCTAAATTAGTAACGTCAGATTTTCCTATATAGATTAAACCAGTATTAGTTGTAGCAGATTGGATGCTTATAGTTTCAGTTATTCCAGAAAAATCAACTTCAACCGCAGTGGTACCTAATGTCAATAAACCTTTTCCTTCAATGTCTGTTGCTATATGAGTAACCGAAGATACAGGTATTGGGTTATCTTCATTATAATCATTTCCATCTTCATCAACATTTATAACTCTTTTTGCTTTTGCTATTGCATCGTGCTCTTTTAATTCAATCTGAGGGATTGGTATTGTTAGTTCTTGGTCTGGAGCTTGAAGGTTCATTGTTAAATCTTGCTCTATTGCACTGCCTGTCATGGTTGTTCGTTCTTCTTTTAGTCTGATATACTTTCCATCCACAAACGCTCTTATAACAATAACTTCATTGTTTGACCATTCTTTGGTTGCATTGGCACGATCTAAGAAATAATAACCACTTGAATTTGTTGTGGTCTTGATAGAATCATTTAGTGTTAAATTATAAATTATGACTTGGGCGCCTGCGTATGCGTCTCCGTTTGAGTCATATACATTCCCATCGATGGGATATGGCATTCGTGGCATTTACATCATCCTCACAAATGTGTGTCTGCATCTGAAGTGTGGTGTCCAGTCTCTCGCTTCGAAGTTCTGTGGTAGTTCATCATTTGCTTTGGCTCTGTCTACTTCTTGCTGGATTACTACTTTGAGTTGGTCCATGGTAACTCCTTTCTGTGCTCGTTTTGTTATTCTTTCACAGATTGGTGTTGTTCTATGATCCTTTGGTCCTATCCATTTGTAGATTTTATCCTTTTCTGGGTCTGTTTGGTCATAGGCCCATTCTCGGACTTTGTTCTTCATAGCTTGATTCTCAGTCCTCATTATGTTATTAAATTGTCCTGTGTATGCTTCCTTCTTGGCTTTCCGTTCAATGTATCCTGTTATTCTTTGGTTGCCATATTTCTTTACGGTTGCTCTTAGAATGTAGTCTTTGATTTGTTCACTGATGCTTTTGTTCATTCCTTTGAAATTTCTATTAAACATTGCCTGTTCTATAAATTCTCTTAGACTTTTTGCATCGATTGGTTTATTTCCAACGTCTTTCTTGAAGTTTGGATCCATTTCTGATTTGACTATGTCGTACATACCTTTGAGGTAGTATTCTCTTCGTTTCTTTTTTGGACTGTGCATTGGGTTATTGACCCCTACAGTTCCAGTGGAAACCATTCCAGCTTCTTTCTTTATGTTCTTTTCGAATTCTTCCTGAATCTCTTCTATTTCGTCTTCGATTTCTGGCGCCTCGGTGATTAGCGCTGGGATTCCATCTTCATATATGATGATTAGTTCTGTTATGACATCTGTCATTTGACTGGATATGTAATTGATATTAAGCGATCCTTCAATTGCCCACCTTTCGGTGTTCATTGTGTTCTGGCCTTCACTTGCTACGGTTATGCCCTGGTACATTTGGGTTGATACGTTCCAGTTCCTTGGGTACCAGATTCCATCTTTACTGCCTGTGATTGATACAAGGTTCTCTTTGTATTCTGTCTCTATCTCAAGTGTTGCTTCTTCTGCTGATGGTTCTGCATATTTCACAATAATCTTTTCAATTCTGCCATTAATTTCTGGTGTAGATAAAAACGCACCTTCCCTCATTGGCTCGATATCTTTGAGGATTAGTTTTTTTATCATTTTATTCTTGTGCCGTTATAAAGATGTGTTTTACTCCACCTCTGTTTGTTACCTTGTCCACATAAAATTTCGTATCCTTATCGAATAAAAATTCTTTTTCTTGTGGATCTGGATTCTTTAGAACTGGGTCTCCTTGTTTGGCTTTAATCTCAAGAATCACAGACACGTCCCCTCTATTGAGAATTTCATTAAATTTGCCAGCCGTCTTCTTATCTGATGTTGTGCTAATAAATGCCTTGTCTTCCAAAATATCCCCCACTTTTGCATCCTTATAGGTATTTAACATTCCTCTGAATAGTGTCATGTCTTGTTCTAATTTAGAATCTTGAATTGCTGATGATAGGTCATTTGCTATACTCTGAACTTTTTCGTTGCTTGTGCTGTCTTGAGCATATTTTGGAATGTTACCAGTTCTCAAAAAACTATTTATGACTACGTATCCTCCTACTTTTGAGTTGAACATTCCTTGTCCATACTCATGTATTGCTGCACTGTGTTTTTCATTTGATTCCGAAGATGTGTTGCCTGATGGTGTTTGTTGTTGTGCTTGTCCACCTGCTTCTTCTTCATAATACTTGCCACCCTTTGGTCCTTGTTGGACATTTGTTCCTTCTGGTGCTTGTTGACCTGGTGCGAGATAGACTTTGCCCTTCTTTAGTGGTTTCCTTACAGATACTTTGCCTTTTTTAATTGCCTTGGTCATACTTGCAACTGGTGGTTCTCCACCTAAGTCATTGTTTTGTGCTGCTGATGCTGTGTCTGGTTCTCCATCGGCTCTTGGTTCATCTTGGTTTGGGTCTTCTGCAGTTGGATCCTCTGGTTGTTGTCCTGGTAATCCTCCCATTCCACCCATTGGGTCTGGTGCTTCTACTGGTTCATCTAATGGGTCGAACTCAAAGTCTCCTTCTTCATTCAGTAATACATCGAATCCCATCTCTTGCATCTTTTTTGCGTTATCGATTTTCTTGGCGAATAGTTCTTCGTTATGTACCAAGTCTTCTTCTTCATTTGGTGGTAGCCATATTTTATAATCTGTTACTTCGAGCTGTTTGCATATCCATGGATAGAAGCCATCATTGTATACTCCTTGGCCATCTATGATCGCTCTATTGGTTACTGTGATTTGAAGTCCTTCATTGTTAAGTCCACCACTTGTTGATATATCTCCCTGGAAGATTGGCATTACTCCGTACACTGCTCCGATTTGTCTTCGCATTTCGTTCCTGCATTCTATGTACTGCATCTCATCCAATCCTTTCATCATGTCTACAAAATTGACAAGGTTCCCTTTACTTCCTGCAGTCTGTTCGATTGCGATCGGTGGGATTTGGTGTGGGTTCTTTTTGAATTCGTCAAGCATCCAGTTCCATGCTTTAGTGAGGCTGTCCATGTTTGGTGTGTTTACGAATAAAAGTCCTCTTGGTGGTCTTTGTTTGGTGTAGTATGTTTTCATGTACAAGTCCATATTCATGAGAGTTACTACTTTCATCCATATTGAATAAATGACTGAGAATCCGTATGTTAAGCTTGGGTTGTATTTTGCTTTAAGCGTGACTTCGTTCTTGTTATAATACATATATGAATCGTCTGGGTTCTGGGTTCTGTAGTTTGCTGGGAATACTTGTTTACCACATTTCGGACATTTGTCTTCCTTGTTTGTTAATAAGATATCTCTGTGTTCAAAGCAGACTTTTAGGTCATCGCCTGATTGGTTCTTTGCAGGTCTACCCATCTTGTCTGCCATGATGTACATAAATCGGGGGTCGCATCGGATTAGTTCTACTGGAACTTCGCCTACTTTGTTTCCATCTTTGTCCCAGTAATAATCTTTAATCATGAGCATGTATGCGTTGTCGATTGTTTCAAGGTCGTCATTGATTCCTTCTGATACTTGGATTAAGTCTTGACCGTTATCGTTTACTTCTTTACAGAATTCTACTAAGAGTTTCTTTTGATTAACGTCTGGCTCTTTGATATTGGTGCTACCACATTCGTCACATTCGTCCACTGGTTGGTCGAACTCCTTAAGGCAGTCTTCACATTTGCTTGCGAATACTTCTTTGATTTCGTATCCTTTCCTGAATATTTCCTTTCTTATATTCTGGTGGATTGTTCTTAATACGTCACTGTATCGTGCTGCATCGTAGATGATATCCATTGGCAATGGAGTATATGGGATTAGAACTTGATCATCTCCCAGAGATTCTTGGGGATTGAGTTTCGGTCTTTTCCCATTGAACCTGGCATCTGTGCTGATAAATTCTTCGAACACAGATTTATCTACTTCTATTTTATTGTTATTTGCCTTCTTTAAATTTAGATTTAAGTTAGTGAATGGTATTCTCATAGTGGCGCCTCCTGTCTTACATTAGTTTGATTAATATTTAAATGTTGTCTTTTGCTTATTGCAGGCCCATCAAGTTGTCAGGGTCCCTCAATATGTTTACTCTTCTTGGTGCCAGTTCGTATAGCATCCGCATCATCAGCATGTCTGAAAAGTCTGGGCTTCTTCCAATGTTTTCCTTGATCATGTCTTTGCTGACAATTCCCAGTCTTCCATCTTTATCTATGTTCTTTTGTTTGATTTGTTCGAGCTCTTCAATTATTGCTTCTTGAAATTGCACGTTTGATGTTCGTATACCGATTCTTCCTGCCTTGGTGTAATCTGCAAGTAAAAAGTGGCACTGGCTTTTCAAGTTCTCATAGTTTGCTTTTGCTGCTCCTGTCTGTATTGCTGTACTATTGTTGATGAATCCTCTGCTTCCTGGTAGTCCGTCAACCACTCCACCACCTACTCCATCTTCATCGATTAAAGTATGGCTCATCCTTACGTGTAGTTTCTCTTGCCATTGTCTCAATATCTTAACTGTTGCAGTGATTGGGTATTCGTTGATTGTTTTAACTCCACTGAATTTTGTTTTTTGGTTCTTGAATTGGTATGCCCATATTCCTCTTAGTAGCATCCCTTCCCAATATCCAACTGTTGTGAGGTCCTTCCCTTTTCGGGCTACGTCACATATCAGATACTTACCTTCCCTATCTTCTGGGGTGTTTGTGAATAAGTCCAGAATGTCATCATAATCGTATAATTTGGCTGGATCATCATCATAATCAAAGTTTCCATATAAAAGTCTCTGCTTACTGATGGGGTCAAGCTTGTGTAAGTTGTCAACATAGTGCTTACTTATGAATGGGTTGTCTCCTACCAAGCTGGGGATAAAGGTTCGATATGGCTCTATAGTGCCATCTTTCCATGGTCTGTAGAATTCTTTGTATAGAAAGTTCTTACTTGGGTTACTTGCTATCAGTGTTTTAGGTACCAGTCCGAATTGGTCCAGCTTATATCTTAGCCTGGACATGACTATGTTCTTGGCTTTGCTCTTGATTTGGGATGCTTCATCTATGAATGCTCCGGTATATTCTGTTGATCCTAAACTATCATATTCTGGGTCTGCTGGATAATATGCCAAGTCCTTCAGATAGATTTCACTTCCATTTGAGAACTTGATGCTTCCTGCATTCTCATTGTAGTTGTAGTCTCTTTTAGGTCTTAGTCCCCAATCTTTACATATATCGAAGAATGTTAGAAGTGTTGTTTGTTTTAAGTTCTTCAGTACAGCCCTTCCCATGAGCCATCTGCTTCCTTGGTATTTCATGCATGATAATAAAAGCCATGCACAACCAAGGTATGTTTTGCCTCCACCTGCACCGCCACCGTAGAATATCTCAGTGTGTATTTTATCTTGAAGCACGTTGTATGCTATTGCCTGCTTTGCTGATTGGGTCCAGTTGACTGTCATTTCATTTCAAGTGCTGCTATTTCATTTCTTTGGCTTTTTGTTCATTATTTCGGGCTTTTGTTCAATTACTTGTACTTTTTCTTGTATTTGCTCTTCCTGTTGTTGGATGATATTTATCTGGATGTTGCTGATTCCATCATCGTTTGTGTTGCTTTCGATTGTTAATGGACTTTGTTCCTTGGGTAGTAATCCCACGATTTGGTCCTTCTTGATGGATTGGTCGTCTTCTGACCTTAAGTCTGATAGTGCTTTCAATATGTTACTTTTCTTTTCATCTTTATCTAAAGCAATCCCCCAAAGTTTCTTAACTCGTTCATTCTGGTTATAGTTGTAATCTCCTATCCTTTTGAGGTAATCATCTTTTTTAAGACTCTTTCCGTTTTGAGCTCTTATAATCACAATGTCTTTTCTTACTTGTCTGTCTGATATTCCCAATTGTTTGGCGATATACAATGATCCGAATCCTTTTCGAGCCATGTGATATGCCAGTGCCCTTCTTTCTTGTCTTGCTTCTTCATTCATTGTCCTGTTGCCTCTCTTCTTGCTTCACAAGCTTCACACCTACAGAATTTGGGGTGTAGTTCTTCTGCTGGTATTGGCTCTATAAATATTTTGATTTTCATTCTATGTACTTTGGAGTCCCTTCAAACCAGGCATAATCTCTCATTGCGCTCAATCCTATCTCTCTGGCACGTTTATAGTACATGTCTCGATAGTCTGCTGGTATTAAAGTTATTTGGATTTCATCTTCGTACTGCTTTTGTGCTGCTTGGTAAACATTTAAAAGTTCTTGTTTATCGATTCCTCTTTGTTCTTGTAGTTTTTTGCATTCATCTATCACGTTATTTAAGTGTATATCAGGGTCCGTTTTAATCGCCTTCCATTGTTTCTACAATGATTTCAATATTGGGCTTATTCTTTTCGTATCGTTTCTTTACGAACATTTCTTGAATAATAGAATCGTCTGTATATGCTCTGCCTTTTAGTGCATCAAGGATCCCTTTGCAATAGTTGTCGATGTCCCTTTTTCGCTTATCTGGGAAGGTTAGAATAAGAATCACTCTGAGTGGCTCATCCAATGGCACGAAGTCTTTCGGCACTTGTTGTGCAAGTCTGTCTTTAAATTCTCTACCTGCTGCAGTTAGATATGTTCTTACAAATCCACCACGATTGCTGTGTTTCCATATATGATTTACTGATACTGGCACTTCTTTTAGTTGTATGTTCAATACCATTCTTACCTCGGTTTTTGTCTTTGCTCCGGACTTTTTAGGACTTATACTATTCTTCTTCTTCGATTGAATCTTCCGATTCGTCTTCAACTTCGTCTTCAAATGTTTTATTCTTCCTTCGAATCCTGTGTGGTCTGTGTCGATTTATCATACTTATGTTCCTTTCTGGAGTTTTAAGTGTATAAATGTTTCTATGATTCTGCTTGTTGAATTAGGTTGTCTACTATTTTCTTTCTGTCACTGCAAAGGTCTGCATATGGTCTTTTGTAGTGCTTTTTGGCATAGACTTCCCTATTTTCTGGTGTTAGTTTCATCATTTACCTCTTGTTCAGTACGTACCCATTTACAACCCAAACACACATTCATAAACCATCTAATTACAAAATTAGGGACTTTACCCACTTCTGGTGTATAACAAAATGCCCCATCACTTCCGAATAAATTACATTGCCACTCTTTCGAAAGTTCTGGTTGATTGAATACAAGTATTTCTTCATTTTTCATTCTTCATGCACCTCTTGGTTTGTGAGAGGTCTTAATTCTATTATTCTCAGCACAATTGCTTTAGCTTCTGATTCATCTATCCATTGTTGATGACCAACTCTATAATCTAATGAATGAGTTTTTTCATTATAAAAAGTTGGAAATCCTACTTTTTTATGAACATCATCATAATAGAAATCTAATCCATAAATCCTAATGTTTGTTATTGCTTTTATAGTTCCCATTAGTCATCAATCCTCTGGTTAGCGATAAGTTTTTTAAACTTCTTACGAGTAATTACTATACCTAATTTTATCGCATAAGCTCTGGCTAATTTTGTTTTTTCAAACTCAATATTTTTTATTATGTTATGTTGTTCTAAAACCTTATCATTTAAAGACGATAAATCATCAAAAAATAAATCAACATACTTACAGATTTTATTTTTAATATATTGTCTATCCGAACTTAATTTCATTTTATTCATCTTTATTACCTGCATTTGGTTCTTCCCCTGCTTTTGTTAGATTGATATCGTCTACATGGAATCCTGCTGCATGATCGTGGCCACCACCTTGATATGTTTCTGCTATCTTTGATACGTCTATTGTTTTGCTTCTGAGTCCTACCATTGTACTTCCATGTACTCTGCAGTATGTTACTGAGATATCGTATCCTTTGTCAAGTATTCTTGCTCCTGTTTCGCTGAAGTCTTCTGGATACACTTGTGCATATATTGTCTTGATTGGCTTTTGTCCTGGTATGTTGGTGTTGAATAATTCTTCTGTGCCTCTTCTTATTGCATTTTCGCATCTTTGGACTTTGGCTTCGTACAGTAAGATTCCTTCTTCAAGAAAATAAAGAATTGTTTCATCAGAAAGAAGAATCAAATTTTCCCATTCTTTTGGTCGGAATGGATGTCTGAATAAATTTAACCTTTCTGCCAGATACTTTGTTCTTGGATCTTTATGCAACCATAGGTCGTAGTCATTAACCAATTCGATTGCTATGGGTATTATTTCAGTTGGGCAGAACCATTCCCATGTTAGCATGGCTCCACATTTGCCGATTTCTCTTAATCCATCTATGTCATTTGAGTTCCACAATTCTGGCATATTCTTCTTTGCTGTTTCGTGATGATCTATCCAGCACAAGAGTTGCGACCCTTCCAATATCCTTTCCATCGTTTCCTTTGGGAATGAAAAATCTACTATTATTGTCAGCTTGTTCTTGTAGTCTTCTTGTTTTGCTTCTGATTTGTAGTTCACTGATATGAACTTTGCTTCTGGATATATACTGTGTACAACTGTTGCTGCCATTCTTCCATCTGCATCATTGTGATGGTAGCAGACTACTTCTTGTTTTCCTTGTTCTTCTGACATTTTCTTACTCCTTGGTCCCTGGTAGGATTTGTTGGACTGGTTTATATTTGTCGATTCCCATTAATCTGCTGATTTCTTTCCTGAATGCTATGATTACCTTTGGTATCAGAATCAGGCTGGATGGATCGAAGTTTACTATCTTGCTTGGTGTTATTTTCATTTTTGTATATATTTTTGATTCAATAAACACATGACATGCTTTGGCGTTCTTGAATTCTCTTGTATCCATCTTGGTTTCGCATTCATCCTTTATTTCTTCCATCTGGTTTGCACTGAATGATACTGAAAAGTACCAACACTTGTCTGGTGTACTTGCTTCCATTGTGTCTTTAAAATACGCAGATACTTCATCATGCGTTAGGTTTACTTTTATGTCTTCCATTTTTTTGTCTCCTTGTTTTCTTGTTTGTCTTTGTCCATTTCAGCTCTCAACCATGGCAGATGGTACAATAGTTACTCATCCGTTATTCCATTGCATAGCTGTGATTCTTCTATTTGTTGTTTCTTGGACATCTTCTATCCACACTTCATGTCCATTCCGTACTTGTATCCTTTCTCGAATCCGAATTTAATCGCTTCGGTTATTAATTTGATTGTGTTCTTAGTTACTCTGTTGTCTGATATTTCGTTCTTGGTCCTGAATTCTTCTACTGCGCTTTCCTTTGCTGCATGTATCATATTACACCTCTTGCTTTTAGGATCTCTATTGAATCTACTCCGTTCACGCACTTTGAGCAGGATCTCTTTCCCATTATGAATATTCCATCTTTGTGATTTTTATGTTCTATTATTTTTCTACATACTACACATTTGCTTTTCATTGGATTCCCTCTTTTAGTTTACTTGCTATGTATCTGATTACGTTTACTGTTACTGCGTTTCCCATCATTTTGTACCTTTGGCTGTCTGATATGGCAACTGTTGCTCCATGTTCATCTGTGCCTGTTGTGGTCCAATCATCTGGGAAGCCCTGGAGTCTTTCACATTCTCTTGGTGTCAATCTACGAATCCTTTCTTCTTCTTGCACTGCTTGAGTTGCTCCTGTGTCAAGGCAGTATGTCTCATCTACCTTTTGAATGTGACCCGAACCTCCTGCTTTGGGGTTCTTCTTTAAGCTTGGTCTGTCTGCACTTCTTTCTTGTAGGCTATGTACAATTACTCCATGTTTGTCTTGAGCTGTGAGTGTGAACATATCTTCGCCTTCTTCTTTCATCCTTCTACCGTTTTGACGCTTCTCTGCTCTGTCTGGAGTTAGTACAGCTACTGCATATAATCCTTTTTCACTTCCTGTTCTTGTTAAACAACTTGAAACTCCTTTTGAATCATATATTCTGTCCCATTGACTGGTTCCTTTTGGTGTGATCTCTTTGAGTTCTTGTCGTATCTTTCCTACTGAGTCTATGTATTCACTGCTGCTTCCTTGCCTACCAAGTCCTGTTGTGAGTGTTCCATGGATTATTTGTCTTCTGCCTCTGTTTTTGCTTCCACCTGATCCTTTGGCATAGTTTGCGTCGATTGAGTAGGATACTTCTTTCCCGATTGTTCGAGTATCTTCTTTGTTTGTGTCGCAGATAGGAAATATTGGGGTCCAACTTTTGCCTCTAAGATGTCCGATAATGAACACACGTTCCCGATTCTGGGGTACACTAAAATATTTGCTGTTGAGCAGTTCCCATTCTGCATCATACCCCAACTCATCAAGGGTTGCAATAATTGTCTTGAATGTACGCCCTTTTTCGTGATTGAGTAACCCCTTGACGTTCTCAAGGAATAGAATTGAAGGTCTTTTAATTTTAGCAATACGCGCAATTTCATAAAAAGCGTTCCCCTTGTATCATCAAACCCCAGTCTCTGGCCAGCAATTGAGAAACTTTGGCAAGGAAATCCTCCACACAAGATTTCAAAGTCTGGCAGGTCTTCTGGTTTAATTTGTCTAATGTCTCCATAATTTTTTACCTCCGGGTAATGATATTTTAATACTTGACTTGCATACTTGTCGATTTCTGATACTCCG